GTCGGCGGCGGCCGCCGCGGAGTGGCGGGGGAGTCGGTGGCGGGGGGGGGGGGCCGCCTGCGCCGCGGCGGCGGCGCCCCCGCCGGCGGGCCCCCCGCCCGCACCCCCATCAGCGGCAAGGACGCCATCAACGAAGCCGCCCGCAAGCGCGCCGAAGAGATGGGCCTGCGCCGCCCCGAAGCCGCCTGACCAGCACCACCCGCACCACCCTGGGACCACGCCCTGACCCCACGTGGACGGCACCACGCAGGTGTCCTCTCACCAGCCGCGAACATCGCGAAAGGGGTTCGGCGTGGACATCCAGCCGTACACCACCACCGAGACGCTCGCCGTCGGCCGCCCGTGGCTGATGAGCATGCTCGGCATCGAGACCAACCAGTCCATCACCCTCGACCTCACCGCCTTCGACCAGAACCTCCACTGGGCCGAGGCCTCCAAGTACCAGCCCGAGCGGAAGCTGAAGTCCGGCATCCCCCTCGGCAAGAACACCTCCACCGGCCTGTACGAGCCCTACGCGGCCGTCACCAACGAGGTCCAGTCCGTCACCGTCACCGGCTCCCCGACCGGCGGCACGTTCACCCTGACCTGGAACGGCCAGACCACCGCGGCCATCGCCTACAACGCCACCGCCGCCACCGTGCAGGCCGCGCTCGTCGCCCTGCCCAACATCAACCCCGGCGACGTCACCGTCACCGGCAACGCCGGCGGCCCCTACAGCGTCACCTTCGCCGGCCAGTACCTCGGCGACAACGTCGCCCAGATGACCGCCACCGCCTCCCTCACCGGCGGCTCCACCCCCGGCGTCACCGTCGCCACCACCACCGCCGGCGGCACCGCCACCGCCTCCGACGGCACCCAGCTCTTCGCCGGGTTCCTCTTCACCGAGGTGTCCTTCTACCCCGGCTCCGCCAAGGCCGCAGCCCCGCTGATGGTCCACGGCCAGATCGACGTCGCCAAGCTCCCGGTCGCCTTCGACCCCAAGGACATCCCCGCCGGCTCCAACACCCAGTTCATCTACAAGGTCTGAGAGGGGACCACCCATGCCGAACGACATGCTTGAGGTCCTCCTCCGGGACATCAACCCCACCGAGATCAACGCGTTCGTCCGCGCGATCCAGACCCCGGCCGACTACGAGCTCACCCAGTCCGTCATCCCCGAGCGCACCGTCAACTCGGTCAAGTGGCAGACCCGCTCCACCCGCCGCCGGGTCGCCGCCGCCTCCTACCGCGCCTGGGACGCCCAGACCAAGGTCGCCAGCCGCGAGATCACCAGCGTCGTCACCGAGGGCAAGCTCCTGCCCCTGGGCCAGAAGTACATCGTCGGCGAGCTCGAGACCATCCTGCAGAACGTCTCCCGCGGCATGGACGGCAACGACCTCGTCCGCGCCATCTACGACGACGTCGCCGCCCACGTCCTGTCCATCCAGAACCGCATGGAACTCGCCGCCGGCGACCTCCTCACCGACGGCAAGTTCACCCTCACCAACGAAAACGGCATCACCCTCGAAGCCGACCACAAGGTCCCGGCCGCGAACATGCCGACCGCCTCCGTCGCCTGGACCAACCCCGCCGCCACCATGCTCGCCGACGAGATGGCCTGGATCGAGGTCCTGCGCGCCTCCGGCGCCCCCATGCCCACCCGCGCCCTCACCTCGTACAAGACGATGGCGCTCGCCATGGGCAACGACTCCTACCGGGCCGCCTACTACAACTCGGTCAGCCCCTCCAACACCCCCACCGCCACCCTCGCCCCCGACCAGGTCAACGTCGTCCGCGGCCGCTACGGCCTCCCGCCGATCACCACCTACGACGTCCAGATCCCCCTGGACGACGGCACCAACAAGCGGCCCCTGCCGGAGAACATGTTCTTCCTCCTGCCGCCCAACACCCGCCAGATGGCCGAGACCCAGTACGGTCTCACCGCCGAAGGCATCGTCCTGTCCTCCGGCGGCAACCCGTCCATCGAAGCCGAGGTCGCTCCCGGCATCATCGTCACCTCCGGCTACCAGGACGACCCGGTCCAGGTGTGGACGAAGTGCAACGCGGCCGCGATGCCGGTCATGTACACCCCGGACATCCACATCGCAGCGACGGTGTGGTGACCCATGGCCGCCCAACTGAAGAGCACCGTGTTCGTGAAGGACCCGGACACCAACCAAACCATCGAGCTCGCCCCCGGGACACTCCCGGAGCCGCGCCTGGCAGCCCTGGTGACGAACCCGGCCGCCTGGGTCGACGGCAAGCTCCCGCGCCTGCGAACGAACAAGGCCGAGACCGAGAAGGACCCGGAAGACGACAACGCTTCCGGCGACGACCCGGACGACGCCTCTGGCAACGGATCGGACCCCGGCCCCGACGCCGCTGACCCCGGCGACGACCCGGACGACAAGCCCGCCCCGCGGGCCACGGCCAAGAAGACGACCAGCCGCCGCCAGTCGTCCTCCCAGTAACCGACCGCCCCGAGGGCACGGCGGTCACCGCGGCGTACGGGCCCAGCCCCCTGGTGGGGGCGCCACGGGCCGGGCCCGTACCCGCACCCCCCTTCCCAGCACCCACACACCACCGGAGGAGCCACATGGACGCCGCCGTACGCGCCTGGCTCACCTCGCACCTCGGCACCACCACCGACCAAGCCAACCTCGACCTCCGCTACGCACGCCTCCGCACCGCACGCGCCGTCGCCATCGAGATCCTCCGCGAGCGCCTCGCCGCCCTCATCAGCGACCAGCCCTCCACCCTCGCCGTCACCGGCGTCGTCTCCCTCTCCTACAGCGATAACATCAAGGCCCTCGAACGGCAGATCGCCCAGCTCGAGAGCGGCCAGCCCCTCGCGCCTGACGACCCCGCACCCGTCCCGCCCGACACCGGCATCCCCGACGGGTACGGCACCATCCAGCTCATCCCGCGGCCCCGCCGATGACCACCCCCACCCAGCCGGCCACCGACCGCCCCACCACCACCGACGCCCTCGTCGCCGCGGCGATCCTCGAACTGGCCGCAGCCTGGGACACCCTCTACCAAGCGCAGCTCGCCACCATCCAGACCCTCCGCGCTCACCGGCGCCTCCCCGCCATCGACCGCACCCGCCAGATCCGCCTCACCCTCGACGACTTCCTCCAGCAGATCGCGGTCTTCGACCGGACTGCCCGTGTCGTCGTCGAGCGCTGGTCCATACAGGACCTGCCCCTCATCTACCGGACCGGCGCCCACAGCGCCCTCCTGCGCGCGATCCGCGCTGCCGGCATCGATGCCCGCGCCTTCGACTGGACCGACCGCCACAGAGGCGCGATCACCACGCTGTCCGCGCAGTACTACAGCGACCTCATCGCCCGCATCGAGCAGACCGTCCGCCGCGCCCAAGCCTTCCTCCGCGCCGCCCGCGCCCAGGCCCGCACCAAGTCCGGCGTCCAGCGCCAGCCGCTCCTGACCGCTCACGGCCTCGACACCGTCGTCTACCGCGACCAGACCCGCCACCCTGCCGACTCCTGGGCCCGTGCCGCCCTCGGCGCCCAGGCCATCACCACCCGCAACACCGCGGCGCTGAGCTTCGGCCGGTACGACCTCGAAGCCGAGTGGTTCCAGTGCACAGACGGACGCGACTGCGGCTTTACCCAGCACGGCGACATCGACAAGGCCCACAACACCATCCGCTCCGCCGAAGACGCCGAGACCTACCCTGTCGCCCACTTCGGCTGCATCCGGACCTGGACCCCACGTCCCGACCTCAACGGCCGCACCGACATCGAACCCGGAGCCTTCGCATGAACCGCCCCCAGAAGTACCGCAAGAAGCCCGTCGAGATCGAAGCCATCCAGTTCACAGGCAGTAACGTCCAGGAGATCTGGGACGCCTTCGGCACTGCCGGGATCTACGGACCGACGGAGAAGAACCCGGACCACCTGATCCTCACCACCGTCCACGGGGACGAAGCACCCGCTCGCGCCGGTGACTGGGTCATTCCGGACGGGAAGCCCGGCACCTTTTACCCCTGCAAGCCGGGCATCTTCGCCAACACCTACAACCCGGTTGAAGCACGCAACGAGCAGAAGCCCCGTCCTGCCATGTCAAAGGAAGCCACCGAGGTTGCGGCACGCGCGCTCCACGAAGGCACACTGCTCGCCTTCCTTCAGATACAGAACGGCAACACCGACGGCTACCCGAGCTGGGAGGACTCCACCGAAGGGGCCCGCCAGGCCACCATCGCCAAGGTCCGTAAGGCTCTCGAGTCGCCCACCTTCGACGACTACTACGCCTGGCTCACGCTGCCCGAGCGTCTCCTAGGCGCTAGCTTCGATCCTCCCGCTGCCGATGCTGACACCGAGCGCACGCGCGGCCATCGCGCTGAGTACTACCTGATCCAGCACCTGCTTCGAGTCGAGGACGCGGCTCTCCCCCTGGGAGGCAACGAATGAGCAACCACGTCAGCCTGGGCGAGTACCAGATCCTGCCGGAGGAAACCCCGAGGCCTGCCCTGGTGCCGAACCCTGTCGATCAGTTCGTCACGACCGTCGTCAGTGGAGACGAGCCCCTCAGCGAGGAACAGCGGATCCGGGTGCGCGACTGGTTGCTGGACAACGGCGTCGACACCATGCAGGTGTCTATCCGGCGCCCAATCACTGTTGAAGGACGCATCTACCAGGGAGAAAAGCAAGATCAGGTCATCTGCTTCAGCGAGTTCCGCCGTAATGAAGCAGGCCGTCGGTACGTTGACCCCTGCAGCAAGAACGAGGCCATGGTGATCCAGCGCACCGTTCCTCTGAGGGTCGAACTGGGCCCTGACCCCCAGGACACAGCATGAGCACCCCTGCCGAGCCGACCGTGCACAGCGTCCGGATCGATGCCCAGCCCGGGCACGCCAAGATCTGCCTCGACAACGCCCCGCTGCCTGAGGAGCAGATCACCGGCTACGTCCTCGAGCACAGCATCACCAACGCGCTCCCCACTCTCCTGCTCCACACCCGGCAGCCCGGACACGTGCAGTGGCAGGGCCTCGCCCGCGTTGCCGTCGTCGAACAGGTCGACCCGGGCCCGCTCATCACCGATTTCCTGCGCGCCATCAACCCTGCCGCGCTCGACCAGGCCGCCCTGGACCGCGACGACCTCGACGGCTCCCCGAACGAGCTCACGAAGGCGATGCTGGCGCAGCTCATCGACTGGGCTGAGGGCCGCACATGACCATCCCCGGCCCCGGTCTCGACAACGCCCTCGCCGGTGCCGTCCGCTGGATCGAGGGGAATCTCCTCGTCGACACCATCCGCGTCGCCCTCCCCGGCACCGGCGAGCCCGTCTTCAACCCGGACACCGGGCAGGTCGAGTACCCGAGCGACACCGTCCTCTACGCCGGCCCGGGCGCCGTCCTGCCCGCGACCGCGCAGGGTGACCTCGTCGCCATAGCCGACACCAACCTGCCCTGGCGCCCCGAAACGAAGTCCCGATACCGGCTCCTCACACCCCTCGACGCACCCGACCTGCCCAAGGACGCGCAGGTCACCGTCATCGCCGTCCACAACCCGACCCGCACCGGGCTGATCGGCCGGTCCTGGACATGCACCGACGTCACCGCCGCCTCCACCGTCCAAGCCGTCAAATCGACGCCGCTTGATCAGAACCGGGCCGGGAGCACGCCGTGACCACCGTGACCGCCGATGAACTCGCCGCCCGCCTGGAACGCGCCGCCGACCAGCTGCCGCACGCCATCTACAAGGGCGTCGCCCACACAGGCATGGTCGGCGTCGCCCGCATCCGAGGCAATGCCTCTGGCCGACCCGGACCGAACGTCATCACCGGCGACTACCGCGGCTCCTGGAAGCCCGTCCCTCACCGCATCCCCTACGGCGCCATGTGCACCCTTGGCACCGACCGGCCCCAGGGCCGGCGTCTGGAGTTCGGGTTCGTAGGGACCGACAGCCTTGGGCGCAGCTATAACCAACCACCATTTGCCCACGTCGGACCGGCGATCGACTTCATCAGCGGCACCCTCCACGCCCAGATGCGCCTCGCCGTCGCGGAGGCCCTCTCATGATCGAACGCCGCCTCGTCACCAACGCCACCCTGACCATGCTCACCACGGCCACCGGCCTCCCGGTCGGCCGCGGCCGCGCCCCTACGACCACCAGCCGGCACTACTACGTCCTCTACGCCCTCGACGGCGCCGTATCCGGCCCGCCACTCGCCGACGAGAACGAAGACCTCGCCGTCACCTTCCAGATCACGTCCGTGTCCCTCCCCGACCCGGCCAAGCCCGGCAGCGCCGGCAGCGCCGAGCAGGTCGAGTGGATGGCCGACAAGGCCCGCGCCGCCTTCCTCGCCCGCAACCCCGCCAACGGCACCTGGGCATGGCCCATCAATGTGGACGGCGCCACCGTGGTGTCCCGGGCACTCGACACCGAACCAGGGGGAACGAATGATCCAGGCGATGCCATCATGAGTTACGTACAGCGCTTCAAGGTCACCTTGACGCCGGCCTGACCCATTCAGGCACTGCACCACACCGCACCGCGGCGGGACCCCACGCGGACGCCACCACGCAGGTGGCCGCCAACCACAGCCACGCTGCAAGGGGTCCCCGAATGCCCAGGTTTTCTCGTCGCGGCCGCACGAAGATCCTCTTCGCGCCGACGATCGCGTCCACCGCCTACATCCCCACCCGCGCCGAGCTCAGCAGCGCCACCAAGCTGACCAAGGCCATCGCCGCCGTCGACGGGTTCACGCTCGAGAATCAGACCATCGACACCCCGGACCTCGAGAGCACGTTCACCTCGAAGATCCAGGGCGAGGACCAGGCGAGCGACTCAACGCTGACGTTCTACGAGGACGACACCGACAGCGTCCTCGAGGCCGCGCTCGCCAAGGGCACCTCCGGCTACATCATCATCCTCCGCAAGGGCGACGTACCCGGCTCCAACTCGATGGACGTCTACCCCGTCACCGTCGCCTCCAAGTCGTCGACGATCACCGTCGACAACGAGTCCGCGAAGTGGATGGCGAAGTTTGTCATCACCGACACCCCGGCGCTCGACGTCGCGGTCCCGGTGGCCGGCGCCGACGAGGTCCAGACCGTCACCATCACCGGCGGCCCCACCGGCGGCACCTTCACGCTGACCTTCTCCGGCCAGACCACCAGCGGCATCGCCTACAACGCCGCCGCGTCCGCCGTGCAGTCCGCCCTGGAAGCGCTGTCCAACATCAACCCGGGCGACGTCGTCTGCGCCGGCGGCGCACTGCCGACCACCCCGGTCACCGTGACTTTCGGCGGCCAGTACGACGGCACCAACGTCGTACAGATGACCGCGACCTCCTCCCTCACCGGCGGCACCAGCCCGGCCGTCGCGGTCACCACCACCACGCCCGGCGGCTGATCCACCACCCCGCCACCCCCGCGGCACCGATCCACCAGCTACCCGCACACATGTAGCCGGATCCGCCGTATCACCCCTCGGCCCCCGGCCGGGCCCGACGCGTTCGGGAAGGGGCGCCTTGGCGCCCGGCCGGGCCCCCTTCCCCTGACGGAGAACCCACATGCCCACCAAGACCACCCCGCCGCAGATGACCGCCCGCGAGCGACTCCTCGCCCGCCAGCGCCCCACGCTGAAGATGACGATCTGCGACGACCTCCAGGTCAAGACCGATCTCGACATCGCACGGTTCGAACTGCGTAAGGCCAAGTCAGCCGCCACTGACGACCCGAAGAACCCCAATCTGACCGCGGCGGTGGCCGCAGCCGAGCAGAACGTGCAGATAGCGCAGGAGGCATTCGATGCCGCCGCGATCATCCTGCGCTTCGAGGCCTTGCCTCGTCCGGCGTTCGAGGAACTGAAGAAGAAGCACCCGCCGACCGAAGCCCAGGCCGAGGAAGGCACCGCCCTGAACTTCGAAACCCTCGCCCCCGAACTGATTGCCGCCGCGTCCCTCGACGGCCTCACTGTCGACGACGCCCGCACGTTCCTCGACACCTGGGGCGAGGGTGAATCGATCACCCTGTTCGACACCGCCTGGAACGTACAGCAGTCCGTCCGCGCGGACGTGGGAAAAGACTGATCGCGGATGAACGGTTCCGTGCCGAGCTCGAGCTGTGCGACCGCTGGGGCATCCCCCACAGCCTCTTCCGAGGCGCAGGGGACGGTCGCTGGACAGAACGCGACCGGGAAAAAGCCCTGGCCTACAGGGAGTACCAGCGCACTGTCTGCCCCGGCTGCGGCACCCGCCACGAGGACTGGGACCACGGCGGCTCCGACGACGCCGAGGACGCCTACGAGGTCACCGTCCAGCGCTGTATCGGCTGCCAGGTCATCGGCGAGAAACAGGACGAACTCCAGAAAGATGGGGCCGACCTGCACGGCAAGAAGATCGCGCTCATTCCTGCCGCCGTGCACGCGGCGCTCGAGATCGAACGCGACCTGAAGGAAGAACAGTGGGCGGCCCGCCGGGAAGCCCGCAGCACGGAGTAGACGAGAGGAAGGTGCGGGCCGGTGGCGAACTGGAACCTGTCGGTCGACCTGCGCGCTACGGGCACGAGTCTGGCCCGGGAGCTGCGCCAGTCGGCCACCCACGCCCGCACCCTCGGCACCGAGACCCGGCAGGCCCGCACCCACGTCGTCGGTCTCGGCCGCGACGCGAACGCCGCTGCCCGGCACGTGCGCAGCTTCGGCAACGCCGCCCGCACCGCAGCCCGCGATGTCGCCCGCCTCGGCAACGACGCACAGCGCGCCGGTGTCCGTCTCGGCCGGTACGGCGACGCCGCCCGCAACTCCAACCGGCACCTCAACGCCCTCGGTTCGAACTCCCGCTCCGCCGGCCGGGACCTGGCCCGCATGTCCGGGCAGATCGACTCCGCCGTCCGCGACCTCAACCGGCTCGCAGCCGCAGCCCAGCGCGCCGCACAGCAGACCGACCGAGTCGGCGCCCGCGGCGCGGCCTCCATGCGCCGCTACGCCAACGAGACCGGCCGGCTCCGCGACCACCTCAAGAGCACGGCTGCGCTGCTGTCCGGCGGCGCGCTCGTCATGGGCGGCGCCGAGCTGATCAAGCACGGCAACGAATACCAGCAGGCCATGAACACGTTCGGTGCCGTGACCTCCGGCACCGCGATGCAGATGCAGCGCGCGGCCGCGACCGCTGCCCAGCTCGGCAACGACCTGTCCCTCCCGGGCGCCACTGCCACTGACGCCGCCGAATCCATGGTCGAACTCGCGAAGGCCGGCTTCCGCACCGACCAGGCCATCAACGCAACCCGCGCGTCCCTCACCCTGGCCTCCGCCGCCCAGGTCAACGCCGCCGACAGCGCGAAGTACCTCGGCGACATGATGGACCAATTCGGCATGGGTGCCGACAAGGCAGGCGTTGCCGCCGACACCCTGGCCGCCACCGCGAACGCGGCCTCCGGCGACATCATCGACATCTACTACTCCATGAAGTACGCCGGGCCGGTCGCCCACGGCCTCGGCGTCTCCATGCAGGAAGCCGCCACCGGCGTCGGCATGCTCGGCAAGGCCGGCATCCTCGGCCAGACCGCAGGAACCACCCTCCGAGGCATCTTCACCAACCTCGCCAAGCCCACCAAGCTCATGCGCGAGGGCCTGGCCGGCCTCGGCATCGAGGCATGGACGACCCAGGGCAAGTTCAAGGGTCTCCGGTACATCGTGGAGAAGCTCGGCGAAGCCGAACACCACTTGTCTCAGAAGGACTTCACGGCTGCCGTCGCGAAAGCTTTCGGCAAGCCCGCCATGAGCGGGGCCATTGCCCTCGCGCACCAGGGCACCGACTCCTACGACGCCCTCATCCAGGCCGTCTCCCGCACCGGTGCCGCCTCCGACATCGCCGCCGCCAAGGGCAAGGGCCTCGCCGGCGCCATGCTCCAGCTCAAGACGCAGGCGACGCAGACCGGCCTGTCCATCTACAACGGCGCCGCCCCCGGCATCGAGTACTTCACCCGCGCCATCACCTCCGGTCTCGCCGACGCCACCCCGAAGATCGAGAAGTTCTTCAAGTACGGCAACGACTTCGCCACCCTCTTCGGCCCTGGCATCGCCGCTGACCTGCGGGAACGCTTCGGCGGCATCGGTGACTCCGTCAAGGACATGCTCGCCCCGTTCAAGGGCGGAGCCACGGACACGGCCGCCGCCGCACTCCACGTGCTGATGACCGCCGGCAAGGCAGTCCTGACCGTCCTCGAAAACCTTGCCGCAGGCGTCGAACCCATCGTCACCGCCCTGGGTGATGTCGCCAGCGGCAGCGGCGGCGCATCAGCCGCCCTCGACACCGCCATCTACGTCTTCGACCACGCCGTCTCTGTCATCGAAGCCCTCTCCGGAGTCCTCAGCCCCATCGGCCACATGATCGGCGGCCTGGTCTCCGCGTTCGGCGCCCTCCCCGGGCCCGTCCAGTCCGCCGTGCTCGCCATGCTCCTGATGCGCCGCGTCGGCCCCATGGCCTCCAACCTGGCCGGCCAGGTCAGCGGACGCCTCACCGGCGCCTACCGCACCCTGAATCAAGAGATGGCGCTCCAGCGCTCCCTGGCCGCCGCTTCCGGTGCCTCCCTCGGCCGGTACGGTGCCGCGTTCGCCGTCCTCCAGGCCCGTGTCGGCTTCCTCGGGCAGATGACGTCCAGCTTCCGTACCGCCTCAGCCCAGGCCACCGGCTTCGCCGGATCTCTCCGAGGCGTCGCCGCCGCCGCTGGTACTGGCCTGGCACGTTCTATGAGCGGCCTCATGGGCGTCCTCGGCGGAGGCTGGGGTCTTGCACTGACCGCAGCCACCGTCGGCCTGGGCATGCTCGCCTCCCGCCAGCAGAAAGCCGCAGCCGCCGCCCGCGAGCACGAGACTCAGATCGCGAACCTGTCCGCCGCGCTGCGTGAGTCCAACGGGATCGTCGACGACAACGTCCGGCAGCTCGCCATGCAAGACCTGATGAGCACGAAGATCAAGACCACGCTGGACGGACAGCAGCGCCTGGTCGACGTCGCCAAGCAGGCCAAGATCCCCATGTCGGAGCTCGTCGACGCCTACACCAACCAGGGATCCTCCCTCAAAGACCTCAAGGGGAAGCTGGACGCGGCCGCCAAGTCCCAGAAGGTCCTGATCACCGACTCCGAGACCGGCATCGAAGCAGAGGGCCTCACCGTCGCGGGCCGCGCCGCCGACGACCTTCGCGCCGGCATCACCGGCCTGTCCGACCGGTTCAAGGCAGCCCAGACGGATGCCGAGCTCTTCTCACAGGGTGTGGCAAAGGCCGGTAAGAACACGACCGCCTACGACCTCCTCAAGCGGTCCGTCGGGCAGCTCGCGGACAAGACGGCCGACGCCGACACCCGTACCCGCGCCCTGCGCGAGGCCCTCGACCTCCTCTCCGGCGGATCGGTCTCCCTCCAGGCCGCACAGGCCCGCGTCAACGAAGCCGTCTTGCGGGCGACTGAGTCGATGTCTACAGGCATCGACAAGGCCGAGGGCTACGGCGAGGAGCTCATCGGCCTGAACGGAGCCATCAGCACCACCACCCGAAACGGCCAACAGCTCTTCGATACCTTCAACACCATTGCCGACGCCAGCGCCTCTGCCGCGGTCGCCGCCTACGACTTCGCCATCTCCCAGAACCAGGGCGTCCCGGCCGCCATCCAGGCGGCGCAGCGGGAGATGCAGAAGGGCCGGGACGCCGCCCTGAAGGTCGCCGACGGCTACAACATCGGGTCCAAGGCCGCAGCCACGATGGCCGACTCCATGGGCCTGATCCCCGGCCAGGTTTCCATCCTCCTGCAGACCAAGGGCGTCGACACCGCTCTGGCGGAGATCCAGGCCGTTCAGGCCGAGTACGCCTCCCACCCGAACCAGATGACCGTCAAGGTCGACGTCCTGGGCGAGGAAGCACAGCGCGAGCTGAAAGCGATCGGCTACGAGATCGAGCTGATCCCCGGCACCCGCGAATACAAGATCACCGCCCCGACCGCAGGTGCACGCCGCGAGCTCGACCTCCTCGCCCAGAAGCTTGCCAGCACCAACGGCAAGACCATCAACATGGACGCCGCCACCGCAGGTGCAGTCGCCGACCTGGAGGCCCTCAAGGCGAAGGTCGCGAACACCAAGGGCAAGACGATCACCATGAACGTCCCCACCGCCGAGGGGCGACGCCAGCTCGAGGCCCTCGGCTTCAAGATCCAGAGCGTCAAGGGCAAGACCGTCACCGTCAGCGTCCCCACCGGTGGCCAGAGAGCAGCCGTCAACTCCCTCGGCGCCGCCATCAACGCCTTGCGCGACCGGGCCATCACCATCACCACCAGCTACGTCATCAAGGGCAACCCCAACGGCCCGGCAGCCGGCACCTACTACGGCTCCACCGCAGGCCGCAGCGCCGACGGCAACCTCTACAACCCTCGTATACGGGCCTTCGCCGGCGGCGGCGTCGAGCAGCACACCGCCCAGATCTCCCGCCCGATGCCGACCTACCGGATCTGGGCCGAGCCCGAGACCGGCGGCGAGGCCTACATCCCCCTCGCCCCGTCCAAGCGGCCCCGCTCCCGCGCGATCGCCGAGGAGACCATCCGCCGTCTGGGCGGCGACCCGGACACGATCGCCTGGTACGCCGACGGCGGCATCCAGGCCTTCGCCGGCGGCGGCTTCTCCTACGCCCCCACCGGCCTGCGCAGCACCGTCAGCGACGTGCAGTCCCGCTACGACGAGGCCCACCAGCCCATCACCCGCGAGGACTACAACGCCAAGCTGAGGGCCCGCGCGAACGCGGTCGACCGGCTCCGTGAAGCGGAGGCGAAGCTCCGCGCGCTGCGCCGCCGCAAGCACACCGGCGCGCAGGAAGGCTCCGCCGAGCGGAAGGTCGCCGCCGCCCGCCGGTCCCTCGCCACCGCGACCGAAGCCGCCTACCTCGCGCAGGCCCGCTACAACAAGACCTTCTCCCTGGCCGACTGGGCCCGGACGCTGCGGGGCACGGTCGCGGCAAACAACGCCTGGGAGACCAACCTGCGCCGCATCGCCAGCCGGGGCGGTACAGACGTCATCGGCATCCTCCGCGACATGGGCGAAGAGGGCGCGCAGATGGTCGCCGCCCTCGCCAAGGCCAGCAACCGGCAGTTCAACGAGATCGTCGCGAACCTTCGGCGCCTCGGCCCACTCGCCAAAGCCAGCCTCGCCGACCTCACCGCCCAGCTCAACACCGCCAACAGAGGAAACGCCGCGTTCCAGCAGAACCTGGCGACCTTGTCCGCGCGGGGCTACGGAGACCTGGCGTCGATGCTCGCCGGACAGGGCGACGACGCCGCGATGAAGCTGGCCGCAGAAGCGGTCCGTGACAAGCGGCGGGCCGCGGCCGCGAACGCCTCGGCGAAGACCAGTAACCGGCAGCTCTCCCAGGACGAGCTGGCCACCCTCATCCAGGTCATCGCCGCAGTAAGGACGGCCAAGACAGGTCTACACGACGTCGCCGCGGCCACCGGCCTGGGCGAGGACGAGATCATCACCATCTCCAACAAGGCCTCCGGGCAGATCAAGAAGAGCCTCGGATCCCGGGCGACGAAGTTCCTCGCCGACCTCGCCCGCGCCAACCGCGGCCTGTCGTACGCCGACGGCGGCATCCGCGAAGGCATCTACTCCACCCGCGGCGGCGCCGTGACTTTCGCTGAGCCGTCCACCGGCGGCGAGGCCTACATCCCCCTCGGCGGCAACAAGCGCTCCAGCGCCCTGCCGGTCCTGCACGAAGCCGCACGCCGCATGGGCGTCGGCGTCACCGACCTCGCCTCCCGGCAAGTCATCGTCGTCCGCGAGTCCGGCGACACCTTCCATGTTCCGATCACGGCCGTCCGGCCCGGCGCCACCGCAGCGGAGATCGCCTCCGAGTTCCAGCGCCAGACCCGCCGCGCCCGCAGAGGGGGAGTGGCAACCCGTGGCTGACCCGATCCTCACCGAAGGCCAGCTCGACCTGGCCGGCACCGTCATCGGCAAGGGCACCCTGGTACAGATCCGGGAGATCACCGGCATCGGCCGGCCCCCGGTCCGCGACAACGACGCCGACCAGCCATCCCTCGACGGATCCTGGCCCGGCCCGGACTACTACGCGGCCCGGCCCCTGCAGATCGACGCCGCGATCCGTATCCCCGGCAACCGCATGGCCGCCCTGAACCTCCTCGCCGCCCTGCAGCAGCCCGCCCACACCTCCACCGTCCGCCTAACCTCCGGCGCAACCCAGGCCCTGCGGATCGCATGGCCCGGACGCCCCATCAAGCGCCTCAACGGCCGCCTGCGCCGCCTCGACGCCAACGTCGAGAAGTCCATCTTCGGGTTCATCCCTCTCGACATCGAGTTCCTGGCCACCGACCCGCTCTGGTACGCCGACACCGAATCGACCGTCGAGATCCCCCTCGGCTGGCTCACCGGCGGAGGCTTCGCCGCACCCGTCGTCGCCCCGATCTACGTCCAGGACGGCACCGTCGCCGCCAACCGGCCCGGCTGGGTCACCAACACGGGCACGGCCGACACCTGGCCGATCATCCGCATCACCGGCCCGTGCGCGCAGGTCACCATTACCCACGTCCCCACCGGCCGCACCCTCGCCTTCCCCGCCCTCACCCTCACCGTAGGCCAGTGGATCGAGATCGACACCCGGCCCGGCTACCGCACCATCACCCGCGAGAACGGCGGCAACGCCCTCACCCTGCTGGCCCCGGCCTCCCGCATCGACCTGTTCTCCCTGCCGCCCGGCACCTCCGAGATGCGCTGGACCGCATTCGACAACACCAACACCGCCCGCATGCGCCTGACCTGGCGCGACGCCTACACCGCCCTCTGAGGAGACGCAAGCCATGACCCTTTACCCGGCGCCGATCCTCGTCAACGGAGCCACACATCCTGCCGAAGTGTTCCGAATGCTGGTCCGCGACCTATCCCTCGGATCCGAAGGCATCACACAAGGCGACGACCTCAAGGTCACGCAACTCTCCACACCCGGCGGCAGCGTCCAGATCTCCGACGGCTCCGGCATCGTTCGTGGCCGCGCGAACCCTTTTCAGGGCTCCTACTCGGCCTGCAATGTCGGATCAGCCACAGTCACCATCGCTCCCACTGCTGGCAGCCCTCGCTCCGACATGGTCATCCTCCGCATCGAGGACCCCCAGTACGAGGGAACCCGCAATCCCGCCGTCGACCCGATCGCCTACTTCCAGGTCATCTCCAACGTCTCCTCGAGCGCGACGGCGATCCCCGACGGTCGCACCGGCATCCCTCTGGCACGCATCGACATCCCGGCCTCCACCGCGACCATCACCGACGCCATGATCAAGGACGTCCGGAAGGTCGCGAACCCTCGCCGCGAACGCACCCTATGGACCCAGTCCCCGGCGTCCCCCTCCACCGCCATCAGCGGCACCTCAGGCACCTACTCCTACTTCACGACCGCCGCCGGCTGGAACATCCCCATCCCCTCCTGGGCCTCCGTTGCCAAGATCCGCTTCGATATCGGCGGTCTGCGCCTGTCGAGCGGAGCCGTCTACGGAGACATCTCCGCCACCTTCGGCGCCTCCCTCGCCATCCAGGCCGTCTCCGTCGACGACAGCCAGACCTCCGGCCGCCGCTACGCCCACCTGATGGGCGACACCCTCACCATCCCCTCCGCCTACCGCGGCACCACCCAGCTCCTGCGCGCCCGCGGCCGGTGCTTCGTCGGTAACGCCGCGACGATGCTCGTCGACACCGGCTCCACCCTCATCGCCGACGTGACCTTCGAAGAGGCCCCCCGGTGAGCGACCGCCGTGTCCTCACCCAGCACGTCCTGACCGGGGAGTGGCTCACCCACACCCTCCCTCTGCAGGACCTGGAGTACGGACCCGAGCTCAACGGGCCCGGATCCCTCACCGGTACCCTCACCCCGAAGCTGGCCTCCCAGTCCCTCCGCCTCGTCGACCCAGGCACCACCTGCCTGTACGTCGAGGAAGCCGGCCAGATCACCTGGGGAGGCCTCATCTGGGACGCCCGCCCCCAAGGCAACGTCCTCCAGATCGAAGCCGCTTCCTGGTCGTCCTACCTCCACAAGCGCCACGACCTCCACGGAGAGCTCAACGGCCGCGGCCCCTACAGCTACGCCGACCGCACCAAGGTCATGCGCGACATCTGGGCCTACGCCCAGTCCATCGCCGACGGTGACCTCGGCGTCATCGTCGACACCACCACCTCCGGCTCCACCATCGGCAGCCCCGCCGACACCTACCGCTTCAGTGCCTGGGAGACCCCGAACCTGGGCGAGCGGTTCGACCAGCTCGCCGACGGCGACGCCACCCCCGACTACACCTGCACCACCGAATGGAATGCGGCACGTACCGCTGTCGTGAAACGGATCCGGATCGGCTGGCCACGACTCGGAGCCCGCCGTACCGACATCAGCTTCGCCTCCGGCGTCAACGTCCTCGAGAACCCCACGATCGTCATGTCCGGTGACGACTACGCCCAGGTCGTCATCGCCTCCGGTCAGGGCGACGGCTCCGCCAAGCGCCGTCAGACCTCCGCGGTCCGCGACGGCCGGCTCCGCATGGAACACGTCCTGGACCTGCCCGACGTCAAAGCCAACGACGTCCTCGCCGCCCGTGCCGCCCGCGAACGCACCCGCCGGCAACGGATCGGGACCGTCGCCGAGGTCATCGTCCGCGACCACCCTGCCGCGCCCCTCGGGTCCTGGCAGGTCGGCGACGACATCTACACCCGCATCTACAACGCCTGGACCACCTACACCGGCTGGTGCCGCATCACCGGCTGGTCCATCCGCCCCGACGCCCCCGGCGGCCCCCAAGCCACCGTCCAACTCGCACCAGCCGACACCTACCAGTACGGAGGAACTGCATGACCGCCGACCTCGGCACCCGCATCACCCGCCTGGAGACCCGGATCTCCGCCGTCGAACGCGCATCCCGCCTCGGCTCCGCCGCCATCGACGGCACGGCCGTCGAAGTCCGCGACGACACCGGGTCCCTGCGGGCGCTCGTCGGCCAGCAGGGCGACGGCACCACCGCCGTCAACGTCGTCAACGGCCCCGTCCCGCCCGCGCCCAGCGCACCGCTCACCGCGTCCATCGTCGGAGGCATCGCAGCCGAATGGGACGGGCAGCTCACCGGCAGCAGTGTTGTCCCTCTGGACTTCGCCCGCGTCGAAGTCCACGCCTCCACCTCCTCCGGGTTCACGCCCAGCGCGGCCACCCTCGTCGGTACCGTCGAAACCCCTCAAGGCGCGATCGTGCCCATCCCCACCACCACACCGCTGTACGTACGGCTCGTCACCCGCACCACCTCCGGCACCGCCTCCGCCCCCTCCGCGCAGAGCAGCCTGATCGCGCCCGCGCCGATCGTCGCCGACGACGTCGCCGACGGCATCATCACCGGCAGCAAACTCGCTGCCGACGCCATCGACGGACGGGTCATCACCGGCTCCACCCTGCGTACTGCTGCCAGCGGGCAACGCATCGTCATTGACGGCGCAACCGGCATCATCACTGGATACGACACCGACGGGAACGTTGTCTTCTCGGTCGCTCCCACCAACGGCTTCACCTCCTACGCTGCAGCTCCCCCCGGCGGATACGCCACCACATCCCAGCTCTCCGCCGCACAACTCCAGCTATCAGTCACCATCCCCGGTGTAACCGTCATCCCTGCCAGCATCAACATCGGCGCCGGCACCTGGCCTTTCGGGGAAAACCACGTCACCACAGAGATCCGCGGCGGTTTCACCCCCGGCTACAACGCCCCGTACATACGCCTCGGCTCCTCGTCACCCGACTTCTCCCAAGACCTAGAGATCAGCAGCGAAGACATGACCATCGCCCTGACCGGAGAACTCCAACTGTTCGCGCCCGGCTTCGCGATCAACACGGTCTCCCAGGGCCGTGGCCGTGTGGCTTTCAACGCGATCCAAGCCAACACCGCCACCACGACCACCACAGAGATCGCCGCCATCACTACCCCGACCATCACCTTCGCAGCAGGACGCGCCTACCGCATCTCCTACCACGGCCTGCTGCTCTCCTCCGTCGCCAACGACATCGTCCGCTGCCGCGTGTGGCGCAGCGCGATCGGAGGCAGCGGGATCTCCCTCGTCGACTCCATCAACGCCCACCAGATCCCCATCGCCAACCAGCAGGTTCTGATGGACATGACTCAGATCATCACCAACAGCACCGCATCGAACATCTCCTCAATCCTCATCGGCTCAGTCCTGCGGGCCTCCGGCACCGGAAACGTGCAGGTCATCGCCAACGCCAACAACCCCGCCTGGGTGGAAGTCGAGGACATCGGCGCCGCCACCGACTACCCATCCGCCCGCTTCCTCTAGCCCCACCCGAGCAGGGGGATCAAACGACCGTTCGGCCTCTACGCTGGACACCAGGGCGACCCTCCGCCCTCAGCTCCACTCCCCGAGGGACCGCACCACGCAGGTGCGCGCCGACCACACCACCGGCATGGGGAACAGGAGCGCCCTCCCATGACTGACTTCCACGTCGCAGTCGACCACCTCGACCGCGACACCCACACGGTCTCCACCACCTACCTCGGCACCGTCGACCAGGCCCACGTCGACGAAGTCCGGGCCATCGCCGAGCTCGAGACCACCGAACGCTGGGTCAAGGACCACCCGCGTCAGCCCGGCGCGTTCATGGTGCTGCGTGACGACGGTGATCTCGACGTCTACGTCCCCACCGACGCCCCCGACTTCACCGCCCGCACCCCCGACCTGGCGCCGAAAGACGGGCCCGCGACCGGCGGAGTCCTGGCCACGGGCACCATGGCCTCGGTCGGTGAGACAGCACCTGGGACAGCGCTCCCGGTACGCAAGACCGCAGCGCAGAAGAAGGCCGCGAAGAACGTCGCCACGACTCTCGTCGCCTTCGCCGCCTCCTCCTCTGACGGTCCGGCGTACATCGACGGCGTGGTCCGCTTCGGCGACCAGGTCATCGGCGGCGCCATGGACACCCCCGGCAACCCGCCCCGCTTCACCTGGCACACCACCGAGTCCCCGGCCGGTTCAAGCTACTTCTACTCGGTCGCCGCCTACCTGATGAGGGTCGCGGCCGAGCCGCAGGTCATCTACGATCCGGTCTCCGACCTGATCGGACAGTTCGGGCCCCTGACCCAGTCCGGCCGTGCCCTCCGCAACGACGGCTCGCGCCGCACCAACCGCGAGGGCAAGGTCAACATCCAGGTCGAGGTCCTCGCCCGCGCCGCCTCCCCGTGGACGAACGGCTTCGACCCGGTGGACAAGCCGAACTTCCGCAAGCTCATCGCCGTCGGCCGTGCCCACGGCGTCCCCGACGACTGGCCCGCCGGCAAGCCCGTCGCCACGGCTTCCTCGTACACCGCGCGCGATCGCAACGTCTGGCAGAACGAGGGTGGCCACTACGGCCACTGCCAGGTTCCCGGAAACGATCATTGGGATCCGGGTGCCATCGACATCACGATCGTGCCCGGCGGGCAGTCCACCGGAGGCGGCAGCACCCCCACCCAGCCGCCCACCAGCAGCACCCCGGCCCGCTATCAGGTCACCATCAATGGCCTGACCTATGGCTACGGCGCCGTCGGCGACCACGTCACCAAGGTCGGTCAGGCCCTGGTGTCTAAGGGTTTCGGCACCTACTACCAGTCCGGCCCCGGCCCGACCTGGTCCGACGCCGATACCCGCAACTACCAGACCTTCCAGCGGTCCCTCGGCTACACCGGTGACGCGGCCGACGGCGTACCGGGCGAGACCAGCCTGACCAGGCTCCTCGGCACCCCCCTCCCCAGCAAGACCACCACAGCACCCACAGCCGCCTACGAGCCGTACCCCGGCGCCGCGTTCTTCAGCCCCGGTCGCCGCTCCCCGATCATCACCGCCATGGGCCGCCGCCTCGTCGCCCTCGGCTGCTCCGCCTACGCCAAGGGCCCCGGCGAGCACTGGACCAATGCCGACCGGGAGTCCTACAAGCGTTGGCAGCGGAAGCTCGGCTACACCGGCAACGACGCCAACGGCATCCCCGGCAAGACGTCCTGGGACAAGCTCCGCGTCCCCAAGCAGCTCTAGCAGGAGCCCGCCATGGACGTGCCCCGAATCCTTCGCTCCAGCATCACCTGCGGCCTCGCCATCGGGCTCCTCGTCATCATCCTGACCGGCAGCCTCCTGCTCGCACTCGGCATCGCCGCCCTCATGGCGGCCGCCGTCGCGTTCGGCGGCCTCATCAGCGGCTGCGTCGCCCCTCACCACCACAAGGCTTCACCCTCCCGAGAGGACCTCACATGAAGACCCCCCTGATCTTCGGCCGCGAGCCTGCTGCCTGGCTGGCCCTGGTCGCGATCATCGTCAAGCTCGCCGTCGCCTTCGGCTGGGACGCCTCCGCCGAGGTCCAGGCCAACGTCAACGCGGTCGCCGCCGCCGCGATGGGCATCCTCATCGCCGTCATCGTCCACGACGGTCTCGGCGCCGCACTGATCGGCCTCGCCCAGTCCGGCCTCGCTCTCTCCCTCGGCTACGGCCTGGGCTGGTCCGCCGAGAAGCAGGTCGCCGCCATGGCGCTCGTGACCATCGTCGTCGCCATGTGGGACCGCACCCAGGTCACCGCCCCTGTCCCCCCGGAGCCCATCCCGGTCCGCGCGCAGAGCAACGTCTGACCCTTGCCTGATCCGAACTCCGGGGGTGGAGCCGTCATGAACGATCTCTTCGGCCTGACCCCGACCGACCTGGGCATATCCGGCCTCCTGGCTTTAGTCGTCCTGCTCGTCCTCACCGGCCGGCTCGTGCCCCGCTCGACGCTGCAGGACATGAGAGACGAGAGGGACAAATGGCAGGCAGCCCACGACAAGAGCGAGGCCGCCCGGCAGGCCGAGCGGGACCAGGTTACCGAGCTCCTCGAGCTCTCACGCGTCGCCGGACACGTCCTCTCCGCTCTCCCCAGGCCGAAGGAGGTGGAGGGTGGTGTGGATGTGGTTGAGACGTCTGATCGGTAGGGGTCGGCCGTCCGACGGGATGCGCGCTGCCACGGGCGCGCTCGCTCAAGCCGAGCGCGCCCACCTCGCTGCTAAAGCGCGGCGCCCTGAGGTCAAGGCCGTCGTCGCAGACCTGCGACGGGAGCGGGCAGAGAACCACTTCGCTGAACGGATCAAGGAAATCTATGAAGGGGGTGCCCATGCGCAACCAGACCATTGACCAGTGGATCAACATGATCGCATCCGGGGCCGCAGCCCTCTCCTGCCTCGTCTTCGCCCTCGTCTACCACCAGCGGGCCACCTGGTGGCGCTCCGACATCGGCCGCAACGTCATGGGCTTCGCCGCGGTGGTCGGAGCCCTATGCCTGTACACGATCCTGATCACCCTGTGGCCCACCGGCTGCGTCGCCGTCATCCTTCGCGGGGCCCGCACCGTCATCGTCCTCGCCATCGCCGTCCTGATGCTCCAGCGCACCCTCCAGGTCATCCGCGCCCAGCGCCCCACCGACATCGCCCCACCCCGCAAGACCCCCTGAGGAGACCGTCATGCCGTTCCCGACCGGGGTACCGACCGTCCTCGTGCACTACCGGGCCCTCAGCCCCGCCGGTGGTGGCCCCGCGGTCGGGACGATGCAGTTCGCCCCGATCCCGCAGGTCATCAACCTGCCGGAGTTCGGGGTGGCATTCACCGGCGCCGGCACGTACCGCTTCGACAGCGAAGGCCGTCTCGTCGACGCAGAGGGCAACGTCGGCGTTCGTCTTCTACCGCGCGACGTCCCCGGCGCCAACCCGACCGACTGGGTATGGCTGGTCACCACGAACATCGTGGGCGCCGCCCCTCGCAGCTTCTACATGAGCCTGTCGGTCCAGCAAGACGAAGTCGACCTCGCAGAGATCGACCAGGCCGACGCCAGCCGCGCCCACTACGTGGCCGTACCCGGGCCACAGGGCGACCAGGGACCTCCCGGCGTGCAAGGTCTACCCGGTCTCGACGGAGCGCCCGGAGAACCTGGAGCGAAGGGAGACCAAGGAGAACCGGGCGCTCCCGGCCTGCCTGGTGCACCCGGAGAGGACGGCGCACCGGGAGCGCCAGGGGAGTCCGCCTACCAGCTCGCTGTCGACAATGGGTTCGCCGGTACCGAGACGCAATGGCTGGTCTCCCTCCGCGGGCCTCAGGGCGAGCAGGGCATCCCTGGAGCACCAGGTAGCCAGGGTGAGCCTGGAGAGTCCGCCTACCAGGCCGCCGTCAGTAACGGGTTCGCCGGCACAGAGCAGCAGTGGCTCGCCTCGCTTCAGGGGCCGCAGGGCGAACCGGGCGACGCTGGCCCTGCCGGCTCACCGGGCACTCCCGGATCGCCTGGCGCCCCAGGGGCTCCGGGCGAGTCCGCCTACGAAGTGGCCGTAGCCGAAGGCTTTGTCGGGACGGAGACAGCCTGGCTGGCTTCCCTGGTCGGGCCCTCGGGCCCGGAAGGCCCCGAGGGGCAGAAAGGCGACAAGGGCGATCCTGGTGACCCGGCCACCAACCTAGTCACCTCCGTCAACGGGCTGCAGGGCGCCGTCGTCCTTAACGCGTCTGCGGTGGGAGCCGATCCGGCAGGATCCGCAGCCGCCGCTCAGGCCGCGGCCGCGAGCGACGCGACCGCTAAGGTCGGGGTACACAACGCCGATACGACGGACGTGCACGGCATTCCCGACACCGCCCAGCTCGTCGTCACCACCGACGCCCGGCTCACGAACTCGAGAACCCCTACCGCGCACGCCGCCACCCACGCCTCCGGCGGCAGCGACCAGATCACCCCTGCCGCGATCGGCGCCTACCCGGCCACCGACGGCAACACCCTCAACACGTACGTCACTGACCTGCAGACCCGGGTCGGCGGCACTCCCTACGGTCTGGAATCCAGGGCTACAGCCGTGGAGGGCCGGGCCACCAGTCTGGAAACCCGCGCGACGACCCTGGAAGGCCGAGCCACCACCGTCGAGGGCCGGGCGACGAGTCTGGAGGGCCGTGCCACCACGCTGGAGGGGTCGGTCGCTGGCAAGCTGGACAAGGTCGGCGGCACCCTCACGGGCGGCATCACTGTCAACGCCGGCACCGCAGGAAACGCGGGAACCACCGCGGCGTTCGGCAGCGGAGTCGGCGGCCAGGTCTTCGACATGTGGCGTGGCGCCATCGACGGTACCCAGACATACGGGATCGGTACCGCCGCACGAGACACGACATGGGGCCGGCGAGGTGTCGCCCAGATCGGGACCCCCGACTCCGACGTCATCATCGGCCTCGCGGGCAAGGGTCTGCGTATCAAGGAGGGCACCGGCGCGAAGATGGGCGTGGCGACCCTCGCCGCAGGCACGGTGACCGTTGCGAACACGTCGGTCACCGCCACCAGCCGGATCCTGCTCACGTGCCAGACCCCGGGCGGCACTCCGGGGTTCCTCTACGTCTCCGCGCGGACCGCGGGCACCGGATTCACGATCACCAGCTCGAGCTCGTCCGACACGTCAGTCGTGGCCTGGCTGATCTTCGAACCTGCCTGACAGGCACCCCTCGATGTCCGGAGTTTCTGCACATTAAATAAGGGGTGCCAGCAGGTCAGAGCCCTACGGGGCCACGCGCCCGTTCTTGTTGAAGGCGGCGTGGGTCAGCGACATCAGCCGGGCCCAGTGCTCCTCCATCTTCTCGCCGACCATCTCGATCTCCCGCTGCGGGAAGGACGGGACGGCGGCCAGCTCGTGCTGGGTGCGCAGGCCGAGGAAGTGCATGAGCGAGCGCGCGTTGCAGGTGGCGTACATCGAGGAGAAGAGGCCGACCGGGAGGACCGAACGGGCGACCTCGCGGGCGACGCCGGCGGCCAGCATCTCCTGGTACGTCTCGTACGCCTGCCGGTACGAGTCCTCCATCGTGCGGCTCACCAGGTCGTGCTGCTCCCGGGTGCCCTCGACGAAGACGTACTTGCCGGGGCGGCCCTCCTGGACGAGCTTGCGGGAGGCGTCGGGGACGTAGAAGACCGGCTGGAGCTCCCTGTAACGGCCCGACTCCTCGTTGTACGACCAGCCCACGCGGTGCCGCATGAACTCGCGGAACACGAAGATCGGGGCGCTGATGAAGAAGGTCATCGAGTTGTGCTCGAACGGGCTGCCGTGGCGGTCCCGCATCAAGAAGTTGATGAGGCCCTTCGAGCGCTCGGGCTCGTCATAGACGTTCTCGAAGGACTGCTCGCCCTGGGTGGAGACCCGGGCGGCCCACAGGACGTCGGAATCGGCCGCCGCGCTCTTGACCAGGTCGACGGTGACGTCGGAACGGAACTGGATGTCGGTCATGGTGACCTCGCTGAGAGGAAGGGGATGAGACTTCCAGCGTGGCAGTGGCCAGGGCGTTTAATCACACAGCCTCCCCCCCCCCCCCCCCCCCGCCAGAGGCTGAATTGGCTCATTTGTCTGCGTGAGGGCTGTTCCGCTTGCCCCACATAGACAGGGCCTCCTACAGTGAGATCACGTTCCGGCTTATGGCTGGCAGCAAGCAATGAGGTTCGTCCGGCTGTCTCCCTGTTGGCGCAGGGCCGCACGAGCCTCGTTGTGTTTCCTGGCTTAGTCCCGGGGACCGATTCACGACTGGCGTGCCACAGTGAAGCATGGCCCCTTCCCAGGAACAGCTCTCCCGCCCCTTTCAGCTCCACCTGTTCGCCGGCGGCATCCTGCACGGCGTCCAGTTCCCCTCTGGGCACGTAGCCGTCGAGGACACCGCCCGGGACAAGGTCGTCACGGCTATGGCCCTCGGGCAGCTCTTCGCCGACGGGTACGACGGTGTGGTCATGTGGTCCGAGGACGTCCAGCGTGCTGAGCGCCGGAAGGAGCTGGAGGGGCTTACCGACGCCGAGCTCCATGCACGCTGCGCTCATCCGGACTGGGAGTACACCCTGACCGAAGGTCCCCGGAAGCAGTGGGACTACTCGGACGAGCCGCCTTACGGCGATGACGGCAAGCCGGACACCACGTGGGAACGCAACGTCGACATGGGCGACCGTGGTTGGGAGCGGTTCGACTACACCGAGGAGTCGTACTGGCGCCGCCTCAAGCAGGGGAAGCCGCAGTGAGGCTCTGGCCCTGGCGCCGCCGAGACGTTCCTCCGCCAGGGCCGCGCTCCAATCCAACCCGCATCGCGGTCCTGGAGCACGACCTCTTCGGCATCAAGCCCCAGCCGGGTACTGCGGCAGCCCTGTCGATCGCCATGCGAGGAGCGGGCACCTGCCTGCAGCACGACCCGATCGACACTACGGAACTCGGTCACCCGCGGCCTACGGGGATGTGCCAGCGGTGCGGTGTCGGGATGCTCCTAGACGAGACCGGAAAGTGGACGGTGCCGTAAGGGTGTGGCCCCAGACGGTTCTGGGGCCACACAGGTCCTAGAACCCGGCGTTCCTGCCGGGGGCGTGCATGCTCCGTCGGAGCTGGTCCATTACGGCCTGCGGCTTGCCATGGGGGGCGTTCTCCTCCTCGATGTCTATGTCGCCGATGCCGGCCTTGTAGATCAGGTGCTGAGCGCAGAGGGCGGTGCCCTCCCAGAGCGTGGCCGCACGGTTCCACCCGGCCTCGCGGATACATTCGGCGCACCAGCCGAGAGGCGGGACCGGGCGGGGATCTTCGTTCGTCTGTGTCATGGCGGCAACGGTAGTGGTGCTCGCCGACAGTCCGTTCGGCACTACCCTGACACGCAGATGGTCCAGCCCGCTTTCCTCGGGCTGGACCATCATCGCGTTCAGACGCGGGCGAGGACGATCTCGTCGTCTTCGGTGAGTCGGCGCCAGAAGGTGCCTTCGGATTCGTGGACGGTGGTGGTCGCTTCGACCGCGTCGTCCGTCTCCAGAATCAGCTCCCAGTCCGATTCGGTCGGGTACGCCTTACTGGTGCCGAGCACGCGATAGAGCGGCATGATCGCGTCCTTCACTTCTCGACAGCAGGTGAGGGCTGTACCGCCTCGTCGAGTCCAGCCACATGCGCAATCTCGCGCTTTCCGTCCAGTCGGGCGGCCCGTTCCAGCAGGGCTCCGGCCGCCTGCACGATCCGGGACGCATCGCCCCCGAGGCTGCTGGAGCCGGTAGCAGACCTTGCGAGCTGAAGGGCCATCTCGCTCAGCCTCTCGGCCTCTTGCGCAACGCGGCGGGCTTCGTCGGCAAGCTGGTTCTGCACGATCCGGCAGGAGAGATCATCAACGTCAGGCATGACAGGCTCCCCTCACTTTTCGGTGGTGCGGTTGGCGGCCTTCTGCTGGTCCCGCCACGCGATGCGCAGGTCTCGCATGTCGTCGCAGAGACGATCGTAGTTCGTTTTGGCACGGATGTAGGCCTGTCGGGCGGACTCGGCGTCCTCCTCCAGGCGCCGCATCTGCGCCTCGTATTCGTGCTGGTCGGCAGGGAGAGTGCTACTCATGGTCGGTGTCCTCACTTCTCGGTGGCGCGGTACGGAGCGTCCTGCTTGGCCCGGATGCGGGCTTCAACGATCAAGTCGGCCAGACGGTTCACCAGCCCCGGAGCGGGCTCGGGAAGTTCTGCGTTCACCACGGTCGCAAGTCGGTCGCGCATCGTGGTGCCGAGCTGAGCAGCTGCGCCCTCTCGCTCTGCTCGGTCCATGAGATCGGCCAGATGCGGCTGGGCAGCATTTAGGGCTGCGATCGTCCGACGCCGCGCTTCTTCCGCGCTGACTCCCGGGGGAAGGCCCGGCCACGCGGCTTGCACGGCGGCATCGATGATCGACGCAGGGAGAGCGCTGGCCTGGGATCCGACCGGGACGATGGCGGCGACCCGCCTCCCGTTCCGGGTCAGGTAGCTGATGGTCCCGCCGTAGTGGGCTTGGTTGGCGAGGTCTCCGAGTTGAGGGCGGGCCGTCTCGATGCCTACCTCTTGATGACTACTCATGAACAAACCTTAAGCTCCTTAAGGTAGTGATCGCCAGAGGTTTGCGTAATCGTTCCGAGGTGCTTGAGCGCAGAATCGCTCCTGACGAAGAATCTGACGGGCCGTCATGCACGATAAGCTCACATATCACCCACCCACCTCTGTCCGCTGGGGGATCGATCGGTCTAGCTCCAGATAATGTTCCTTCTATGGAGCCAGAAGAAGCCGAGGAAATGTTCGGGCCCTCCGCCGCCAAGCTGATGGTCTTCTTGAACGACCGGTTTGCCGAGCGCCGGGCAAGAGCGCACAGCTTGCCGCTGGAGGAGGCCCAGATCGCCATGGCGGAGGTCGACGCGGTACAGAGCATCCTCAACGAGGTGTTCCCCAAGGCGTACGACCTGTCGTACGGTGCCGGATTCGACGACGCGGCGATGGCCTCATGGGACGTGGCCTGCCGACTTGCGGTCCCCTACGACACGCATCCGGACTACAAGGAGGAGTGGCGGCCATGATCATGGAGCTGGTGCACGACGACCGCGTCCTAGAGATCGAGACCGAACGCATCGAGGTCAGCACGAACCTGCCTCAGCCTGACCCACGGTGGGCCTACACCGACAACGCACTCCACCATCACCGCGCGGAACGCGAGGCCAAGAACGGGCGCGTGCGCTATCCCACGCTGGTCCGGCGCGAGAGCGAACCGTACTGGTGCGACGACTGCCGTGACGAGCACACCGACACCTGGTTCGAATGTCCCCTGTGCGGCGAGAAGATCAAGCCGGGCACGTTCATCGACCCCTCTCCGCGGTACATCAACGGCCTCACCAGCTACCTCCTGAGCGGCGAACCGATTCCCGCAGAGGAAGGCGAAGCCCTCTTCACCGAGTTCATGGCCGTGACCGAGGAACAGATCCGGCGAGTGGTGGGCCGTCTGGTGCGCGACGAGGAAGAGTCGCAGTGAACGATGAAGTGGTGGACGGGGAACTGGTCGAGGACGATCGGCTCCACGTTGTACGGCATGACACGGCCCTTATCCGGCCGGACGCTGCCGATGACCCGGACGCCTGGCTCCCGGACGAGGTGCGGGAGGACATCGAGGCCGGTATCGCCGACTCCACCGACAAGGCCTACAAGCGGGACTTCGCCGAGTACGTCGCCTGGTGTCAGACCGTGGGTCGTAGAGCTGTCCCGGCAGCGCCGCAGACGGTGTCGCACTACATCTCTCATCTGACGCGTACTCCTCGGGAGCGCACGGGCCGGCCGTACAGTCCGTCCACGATGGAGCGGGTCATCGCGTCCATCCGGACCATGCACAGCGCGGCCGGGGTCCAGCCGCCGGAGACAAAGGGAGCCCGGAAGGTCGTTGCCGGGTACCGGCGCCGGCTGTCGGAGGCGGATGCCGGGCATGCCCGGGCACGCAAGACGTCGCCTGCCGTACCCGCAGTGTTGAAGAAGGCGCTGTCCGTCGTCGACCGGGCGACGTTGAAGGGCAAGCGGGATGCGGCGATTCTCCTTCTGGGGTTCGCCTGCGCGGCGCGTGCGGTTGAGCTGACGCTGCTGAACGTCGGGTCCGTCACCGAGCCTGCGGAGGTCGAGGGCGTCGGAGTCCGGGTGCGGATCTACCGCAAGAAGATCAAAGAGTGGCAGAACGTCACGGTCAAGTACGGGTCGCAGCCGGAGACCTGCCCGGTCCGCGCCGTCCGTACTTATCTGGACGCGCTCGCCGTGGAGGGGCACACGAGCGGGCCGTTGTTCGTGCGCGTCGACCGCTGGGGCTACCTTGCCCCGCCGAGCTACCGGGGTGGCGAGCAGGTCGGTGACCCTGATGGCCGCCTGACCACCGATGCGATCTCCGATGTCGTCGAGCTGTCCATGGCCGCTGTCGGCATGAGCGGCCGGTGGCGCTCGCACTCCCTGCGCCGAGGGTTCGCCACTGCGGCGCTCCTGGCGAAAGCCGACCCCATCCATACGAGTCGGCATGGAGGATGGGCCGACGGGTCGAAGGCCTTCCAGGGGTATGTAGAGGAAGCCGACGGGCTGGATGAGCGAAACCCGCTCACGGGGATCGGCCTGTAGGAGGTTCAGGGTGGACAGTCGGCAGTACAGCGCGGCATCGGTGCGTCAGCTCGCGCAGGTCGTCACCCGCGTCGCGCCGCGGGACAGAGAGCGGTGGGAGTCGCGGGAGCCGATCCGGTCGGGTGGGGGTGTGCTGCTGCCGGTGTCGCGGCCGCGCGCGGACCAGTTGTGGATGGTCGTGGGCATGTGGGACCGGGCGATGGCGTGGGAGGAGTTCCCGCGCATGTGCCGCCTCGAAGCCCGCCGGTTGTTCACCGGGCCGGTGCTGGGCCGGTTCTGGGAGTTGGCGGTGGCCGGGGAGTTGCGGGCGCGGCCGGAGGATGTGGGCCGGGCGTTGCCGTTGGCGTCGCAGCGGATCGTGCGGGATGTGCTGGGGATCCTCGCGGACCTGGTGGTGCCGGGCAAGCGGGTACCACTGCCGGTGGTGGATCAGCCGACGCTGAGACCGGTGGTGCCGGCGCGGGATAGGGCGGCGCTGTATCGGGGCCTGGCGGACATGGCCGCGGCCGGACCGGGCGCGGGGGACGGGCTGGGGTTGTCGGGTGAGGCGCGGGCCCGGCTGCTGGCGATGGTCGGGATCGTGCTGGACTCCGGCGCCCGGTCGGGTGAGCTGTGTGCGCTGCGCCTGGAGGACCTGGCGGGCGATGCGGTGGCGGTGGGGTTGCGGCGGCGGCCGCAGCGGGCGTCGCCGATCCGGGACGAGGAGATCGCCGCGCTGGCGCAGGTGCATCCGGCGTCGGTGCGGGAGATTCGGCTGGGCCGGCTGGAGCAGCGGTCGGAGGCCACACGGCAGAGGGTGCTGGCGGCGATGGCGGAGCTGGAGCCGTTGCCGGAGGTGGAGTGGCACCGGCTGCGGGAGGGCACGCGGGTGGCGGTGCGACGGTGGCTGCGGGTCCGGCAGGCAGTGTTGGAGGCGTTGCCGTTGGAGGGTGGCCGGTCGGCGTTGTGGGTGACGCTGGCGGCGTCGACGGCTGGCCCGCCGGGGGTGACTCTGCGGCAGAACGGCCTGGAGCGGGCGTACACGAAGGGCGTTGCGGCCCTCAATACGGTGATGGCGGGGCAGTACGGGTGGGCGCCGTTGCCGACACGGATGGAGCAGTTGCGGCGTGCGGTCGAGGCCGAGCCGCTGTCTGAGGAGGCGGTGCGGGGCCTGGTTGCGGGGTAGGTCTGGCGCTTTGGTGAGCTGTTCGGCTACGCTGCGCGTGCGCAATCCATATGACCTGAAAGGCCACCACCCGAGGTTCGGGGCGGTGGCCTTTGTCGTGTCCGGGGTCAGGAGGTCGCTACTACGGCCTCGGGGAACATCGGTACAGCGGTTAACGCTAAGCCGGTGATCACGGTCCGGCCGATGCTGGCCCGGGAACATCGGTACAGCCGTTTACTACCGTGCAGGAGAGGAGAGGGACCTCCGCTCCGCAGGTCTGGCACCAGAACTCGTCGGTCTCGTCGCCCGTTGAGATCTTCCGGCCGTCGGTCCAGGGCGCGACGCGGCTGCACTGCGGGCACTCGTACAGCGTGGCCCAGTCGGCGAGGCCGTTGCGGTTGTCCAGTGCGGCGATGGCGGCCTCGTGGTCGAGCAGGACGGGGTAGGAGAGGGTGTCACGGTTCATCGGGCCGACGATTCCTGCGGCAAACAGTTCGGTGAGGAGTGCTTGCGCGGTCTTGAAGCTGATGAAGGTGTCGTGATCCTGGTGGATTCGGCGGGCCAGCATGGACGGTGAGCCGTGGTGGGTCTCGATCACCAGCGTGGCGGCGATGCGGAGCAGGTCCACGGTGCGGGTTCCTGGCATGGGGTCTCCTATGCGACGAGGTCAGTGTCAGTCTGGGTGAGCTTGCGGCGGGGGCGATAGTCGGCGTCGTCCTGGTCGCGGGCGAGTTCGTAGAAGAACAGGGCCTGGGCGTCGGTGGTCGGGGCGGGTGCGGGGCGTTCGTAGGTGGTGGGCTCGGGGCGGGTGAGGGTGTAGCCGATGCGGTGGAGGGTGTAGGTGAGGATGCGGTCGACGCGGACGGTGCGCGTCTCGCCGCTCTGGCGGTCCATGGCCTCGATGACGATGTGGCCGTCGCGGGTGGTGCGGATCTCGTAGATCTCCAGGGTGCGGATGTCCTGGACGAGGTGGCCGGTCTTCTTGCCGGCGGTGTTCTTCTCCTCCTTGAGGCAGGTGATGGTGGCGGCGTGCTGGCGGTCGAGGGCCTTGTAGAGGTCGGTGAGGGTGTGGTGCTGGGTCTGGCGGTTGGTGTGCTTCATGGTGGCCCCCGGCTGTCGTGACGTGACGCCAGGTTAGCCCTTATGTGTTGCGCACGCAACAGGAAAGTCTTACTGTGGGCTTCAGGGATTGATCCCCACCTAAGCCGCACCCTGTTGCAGGCGTACCAGATAAGAAGGAGACTGGAATGCCTTACGCACGCAACCGCCCGCCGACAGCCCCCAGTGGCCGGCCCTCGAAGGGACCCCGACCAGTGACCTCCGCCTCCACCAAGCTCCTCAGCAACCTCCGAGCCGCCTCCACCCACCTTCGCGCCACCGACGCCGACGAGCTCGCCAACACCGTGGACGACCTGCTCACCCCCAACGGGTGGAGGAACCTGCGCACCGCAGTCGAGGCCGACGCGATGGGCAGGCAGCTCACCGAAATGGCGGACCTCAAGAAGCGCCTGGCCCAGTTCGGCACCCAGAAGGGGTACTCGCCCTTCTCCGGCGGCGACAGCTTCTCCATCAGCATCGGCAAGGTCGCCCACGACAGGTACAAGCGCAAGTGGGCAAAGAGCGACAGCTCCTCCACGACTGATGTCATCGACGCCATGACGGCGTTCATCACCGGCGAGTTCTCCCCGGCCGACTACCCGCGCCGCGCCAAGGGGACCGGGGCCGCCACCTACATCAACCTGCGGATGACCGACGAGTTCAAGCAGCTCTTCGACGACGCTGCGAAGCTGCGTGAGGCCGAACTCGGCTACGTCACGACCATCGGGCACGTCGTGAAGGCGTACCTCGCCGAGAAGTACGACAAGCCGGCCGAGTAGCCGGGCCTGTGGCATACGGGCCTGGACGCCGACAACCGGGCCCTACCGCCGCCGTATCACCGATAACCCCATAGGAGATCTCATGGCCCCGGCCACCGAGGCCCCCGCCGCAGTGGCGGAGGGCTCGACCCAGCACGTCCCGAACCAGCTTCTCGACCGTCTTGAAGACTTGCTGCAGAGGCTGACCGCTGCCGATGCGGAGCTCTACACACGGGAAGAACGGATCGCTGCACTGCACAAGCTGCGCGAGCCATTCGCCCCGCAGGAAGTCCGATACCGGCCCCAACCGTGGTGCAAGAAGTGCAGCCAGGCTCAGGGCTGGCCGAAGGTCTGCGAGCACCACCACGAGATCAAGTGCCAGCGGTGCGGTGGGCAGAAGATCACCGATGCGCACATCTGCCTGAAGTACATCGGCCACGCCGAAGCCACCAACCGGCTTCTGAACGTTGACCCGTTCTGGAACTGGGAGCCGCTCTCCCTCGACCAACTGGGTCTGCCGCAGTACGACGGCAACCGTGGCATGTGGATTCGGCTCACGGTGTGTGGAGTGACTCGCATCGGCTATGGCGACGCTACCGGCAAGGACGGCGCCAACGCCGTCAAGGAGATCATCGGCGATGCCATCCGCAACGCCGGCATGCGGTTCGGGATGGCATTGAACCTCTGGACGAGTTCAGACCTGGAGATCCTGGAACCCGGCGTACCTCTCGCCCCTGAACTCGCCGCCGAACTAGGACGCACCAACGACGCCCCCGCCATCAAGTCTGCTCCCCAGCCGGTAGCTCAGGAGACCGGAGGGCAGGCCGACTTTGACCGCATCGTCGGCCAGCTTCCTCGGTCCTGGGAGAGTGCTGTTGCCTTGAAGCAGATCAAGGCCGACGCGGAGAAGCACCACGTCTTCGATAGGAAGGCCCAGGGCCCGGACGGCACATGGATGCCTCTGCGCACGCTGGTGACCGTACGGATCGCCGAGCTGCAGCAGGCCGCCCAGGAACGTAACGCCGCCGCCTGACCCCCTATCCCCGCGCCCCACGGCGGGGCCCACCCTCACCCTCTGGAGGTCCCGCCGTGACCGACTTCGTGCTGCCCACCCTCGCCGCTCTCATCGGTGTCCTTGCCGGGTACGGCGCCACCACCCTCTACCACCGGCGCCGTGCCCGAGACCAGGACACCGACGTCCGTCTCCTACGCGGCCGGGACACCGACCGCATCAACGCCCTGCGCAGCCGCCTCGCCGAGAAGGAGGCAGCGCAGGGCGTCCTCGCATCCGCGACCGACACCATCGACGCCGCCTACGCCCGTCTCACCGCCCGATCCCAGGAAGGGGGCCCCACCCCGTGACCACCACGACCACCGCCAGCAGCAAGGACGCCTACGAGGCGTTCAGCGAGCACCGCCACTACCACTACCGCGGGTGCGCCCCCGACCCCGACCGGCCCCAGTACGCGGCCGCCGACGACACCCTGCCCCTGGACGCGTGGGGCGGATCGACCGAGGACGACCTGCCGTCCACGAAGCGTCTGGGATGGCAGCGGCGGGCGATAGCGATCTGCGGGCGGTGCCCGGTCCTCGCCCTGTGCCGCACCTACGCCAACAGTGAGTTGCCCGGCGGGGGCCTGGCGGAGCCGGACGGTGTCCAGGGCGGCCAGACCTCCCTGGAGCGGCACCGGGCACTCATCCAGCGCCGCAAGGCGACACCCCCGCCGGTGGTGCTGGGGCCGTCTGCTCAGCAGATCGGCGACCAGGTCCGCGAGGCGCGACTGTCGAAGGGGTGGGCGCGGAAGGCCGCGGTGCTGCGGCAGCTCGCGTGGGAGACGGACGCCGAGCTGATCGCCTACCGCGCCGGCATGGACCTGCGGACCTCCAACTGGCACCGGGCCGCCCTCTGCACCTTGTTCGGCCTGGACAAGGAGACCGCGTCCCGACAGCAGCTCCTGGACGCCGCGATCCGCTACCGAGTCCTGCCCGCGCGGACACGCATCGTGCCGGACGGGCCCTGGCCGATCGCCGCCGCCCCCAACACGGACGGCTCGCGTCAGCGGCGTCTCGCCCCGAAACGGCCGACGCAGCTCACCCTCCCTGCCCTGCCCGACCCGCCCCGCACCACGCTCGCCCGGGCCCGCCCTGTCG